CTCTATTTCAAGCGCGAATGGTGGGCCGTCGCCGATGCTGCCCCGGCCGAACTGGTCGTCGTCCGTTATTGGGATCTCGCCGCGACCGAAAAGACCGAGCTCAACGACCCCGACTGGACGGTCGGCATCAAGCTCGGCCGCGACAAGACGGGTGGTTATTGGCTGCTGGATGCAGTGCGTGCGCGGGCCAACCCGGGCGATGTCGAAAGATTGCTGCTCGACACCGCCGCACGCGACGGTAAGCGGGTCAGAATCGGGTTCGGTCAGGACACGGGACAGGCGGGCAAGAGCCAGGCGCAGCATCTGGTGCGCGCGCTGAGCAGCTTCACGGCAAGGCCGGCGACCGAGAGCGGCGACAAACGGACGCGGTTCGGACCGTTCAGCTCACAGTGCCGGGCCGGCAATGTGCAGATCCTCCGCGGCTTCTGGAACGAGGACCTGTTCCGCATCCTCGAGGGCTTCCCCGATCTCGCCCATGACGATGAGGTCGACGCCTGCAGCGGCGCCCTGGAAATGCTCAATCCCGCGATGGGAAGTTGGGGCATCTACGAGTTCTATCGCCGGCAGGCCGAGAGGCTCCGCCAGCCGAACAGCTCTTGGGTTCGCCTTCGCGCGCCCCACGGCATTGGATCGGTGCAAACATACTCGGGTCGGCATCTGAACATCCGGGAAGACGGCACTGTCGTTATGTCGGCAGAAGACGCCGAGTACTTGATGCGTAATGGCTGGGCCAAGCTCGCTGAATGGGACGGCAACGGGAAACCGGGAACGAGCAAAGTTGACAGCTCCTTCGGGTGCGGGCGGGCGAGTTGACCGTCACCGAAACCTCCCACCCGGGTGTTAAAGAGTCGGCCAAGGAAAATCGACACCGTGCTAGCGAGCGGCTGCATCATTTTGAGATCGGCCACTCGTCAGTCATCCGAGCGTTGATCGCAGCCGCGACGGGGCGATACCGCGACACGCCAAAACCAAGTATGCCCTGGATCCACCATGGAGTGGTTCTTCGAAGATATCAAGCCGCGCCGCCCCCCACCCGCTCCGCCGGCCGAGACCTGAACATACATTCCCCCAAGCCGCTACCGGTATTCATCCGAGTGTCAAAACGGTGGCGATGGTCACCGCGCAGTCCTCGACTGTTCCGCCGGGTGCGAAACCGTGCTCGACACCTTTTCGGCAACGGCACGACCGTTGTCGCGACCGAGCGGACCAGCCGGCGGTGGTTACCGGGCCGGAGCTCAATCCGGGCTGCCACGCGCGGTCCGAGGCCAGACCATCGCCTCTCGGCTAATCACGTAGCGTGATGATTGTGTGGATCACCGATGGCGGTTAAACTTCTGGCCACGTGAGCCCGCTCTTAAGGTGAGGCGGCTGTAAAGAAGGGAGTTCCAACATTAGAGCAACCGAGCATATCGCTACTCGGCTCCGCCACACGCGCCAAGCTCTCGGCATCAATCAAACAGAATTCGCAAGACGCGTGAATCTAAAACCAAACCGATATAGCCAATACGAGTCGGCAGCTCGGCCGCTAACCATCGACGCGGCGCTCAGGATCTGTGAAGAATACGGACTCACGCTTGATTGGCTCTTTCGCGGTGATCGGTCGATGCTTCCCCATCATCTCGCCATCGAGATCGCGCGGATCGAAGCTACCGAGACCTAATATTTTACAAAATGTTCACGGAACGTGACGATTTTTATTGACAAAAACCCTGACATTTGTGAATAATTGCTACAAAGCACGCGCCACCGAGGAGAGGAGCGATGGGTCTTCGTGAGGATGGCGAAGCAGGCAAGCTTTTGCCTGGAGACCTGCAGTTTGGGCAAGTCACCGGTCCGATTTGCTCGCTAAACGAGGCTTGGTTCCACGCGCTCAATAAATGCGTCACCGACACCCCTCTGAGCGAGAGCATCCTTCCCTTGATGCGGAGCTGCTTTTTCGGCGGAGCGATCCACGCAGTCTTCTTGCTGCAAAAGGGTTATGGCGATCATCTGGCTTCCGATATTGCCAGCTTCATCATGGAACGGCCGCAATCGTGAAACCCAACGACTTGCGTCTCACCTCAACACGGGGGCGGGCAACTCTCATGCACTCTGATCGAATGAGATAAAATTTTCGGACAACGTCGACTTGAAATCGAGGTGCAACCAACCAGAATGATTTCTCATCTCGGTAACTGACCATCTATGCGTGTAGGAACAACGCCGCCGAGCGCGAACATTCGACATCCGTCACCAAAATTGGCTTCTCATTGGGAAATGCTGCGATCGAGATGACGGCTTGGCTTTTCAGTCTCCCAGCGACCAAAGATCTTCACCCAGTATGCTACCAAAAACTGCTAGCAAAATTCTGATCGGCAGTGGGAGCCCACCGTTTGAGCGCGCGCCGCAAAGGAGGAGGTGTTTTGATGGCGAAGCAAACGCGCCTCTCGCCTGAGATCGAGGGCGAACCGCCGGTCCCGCTGCTACCGCCGGGCCCATCGGTGGACAGCGCCTCCACGGTCTTGGGGTTGATTGAACGGGTGGCGCTCGATCCTGGCGCCGATGCCGAAAAGCTCGAACGCATGATGGCGATGTACGAGGCGCTCAAGGCGAAAGAGGCGGAGCTCGCATACAACGCGGCGAAGGGCCGAATCCTGAAAAAGCTCGCCGGCATCAAGATCGTCAAGAACAGGTCCGTTCTCAACGAAATCGACAACGCCAAGCCGCAAACGGGCATCCATGAGGCATTCAAATACGCCCCGCTCGAGGAGATCGATAAACATCTTCGCCCCCTACTGGCGGAAGAGAATATGGATCTCTCCTACTCCGACGAACCCGCGGAGGGCCGCGGCATCCGCATCCGCGGCCGTCTGAAGCACCTGCCGGGCGGCTATTATGAAGATTTCTTTATGTCGGCTCCGCCGGACACCACGGGCGGCAAGTCGAACGTGCAGGCGGTGGGGAGCACCAATTCTTATCTGCGGCGCTAGGTCGTCTGCAACATCTTCAACATCGTGGTTGTCGGCGATGACGACGACGGGAACGGCGGAACAATAGACGAAGCCCAGAACAAAACAATTCTTGCCCTGATCAAAAAAGCCAAAGTCGGGCCCAAGTTTCTCAAATACATGAAGGCCCAGAGCGTCGAGGAAGCCGGTTCTCTCAAGGCTGCTGTCGCGACGATTGCCGCTCGGGACTATCGCAAGGCGATCAGCACTCTCAAGGAACAGATAGCCAAGGCGGAGGCCAGTAATGCCGATCTTCCATCGTGACGTGGCGCAATATTCGGAAGCGTATGACCGGTTGAAGCCCGGGATCCCAACCAGCTCCAACTTCCACAAGATCGTCACGCCCCAGGGCAAGCCATCCAGACAGTGGCGCGAGTACGCCTGCGTGCTGATTGCCGAGCGGATACTGCAGCGCAAAATCGAATTCTACAATTCGCCGGCCATGGAGCGGGGCTTGATCGTCGAGGCCGACGCGGTCGATTGGTATGAATTTGATCAGGACGTCACCGCGCAGAGGGTCGGCTTCATCACCGATGACGATCACACGATGGGATGCAGTCCCGATCGGCTCGTCGGCGAGGACGGCCTATTGGAAATCAAGGCCCCCCTGCCGCACACCCAGGTCGAGTACTGGATTTCCGGCGAGATCAGCGAGCGCTTCCGACCGCAGTTGCAGGGTCAGCTCTACATCTCGCAGCGGAGCTGGGTCGACATCGTCTGCTGGCACGACGTGCTGCCGAAACTGGTCAGGCGGGTTGAGCCCGATGAGAAATTCATCAAGGTTCTCGATCACGAGCTGCAGGTCTTCAACTTCTTTATCGATCAAGTCATGGAAAAGATCCGAGCCACGTATGAAGTGCCGGTCCCGCAAGGGAGATTGGCGCTGAAGGCGGCGTTGCGAGCAAGCCTGGAGATTACGCCGTGACGGAGGCATCCAACTGTTGGACGCGGATCAGTGAACGGGGATGGTCGATGGTCAAATGGAGCGCCAACAGGCGCTCATGGACGCGCCTCGCGACATTGCGCCAGACATTCCAAAGGAAGTCCCCTGTCTCGCCCAGCTGGGGCCAGCCCACCTTATTTTGCCCCGAACACGATCGCGCTGACTATTCCTAAGACCAATGCCCGCCTCACGCATCCCCAAAACCACGGCGCGCCGCAAGCCCAAGCCCAACTTGCATCGGCGCGGGCAGCACCTGGCTTTTGTCCGTCAGCTTCCCTGTGTGGCCTGCGGCAGAGCAGCGCCGTCGGAGGCCGCGCATGTGCGCACAGCAACCGATGGTGGTGTCGGGATCAAGCCGGCCGATCGCTACGCCGTTCCGCTGTGCACGACCTGCCATGCGAAACAGCATCGGGTTGGCGAGCTCACGTTTTGGTCCGCGCTCCGCATCGATCCCCTCAACGTCTCGTTGCGCCTGTGGACTATATCGGCCGATATAAAGGCCGGGGAGCGCATTGTCTTTCGGGCGCGACAAGACATCAATTTGGCGAAGGCATATAGCTGAGAAGCGCATTATATCTGCAGCGGTTGCCGACTTGGTCATTGCAAGTTTAATCGATTGCTTGCCTCGCCAACCCGACCGAGCCTGCGGAACAGCAGTAAGAGTAACCCATATGCATTGTGCTCGGCCAAGTACGCGTTGATGGCAGCCTGGCGTCAATCCCCGGTTCACACGCCTTGTATGTCCGCTCAAGGCCAGCTTGCGTCATGGCGATCGGCGGCGATGCTATGGCCGCAGCCGGATCGCTCCGCAAAAGCTGACATTCACACGAAAGTTAGCAACTATCAAGCGCATCCTGATGCTTGCCAGCAACAGAAGAGCATCAAGGTGCAAGGCTGCATAGATATCGTTTCCCCGAACGCTCGCCGCGAACCCTGGAACAAGGGCAAATTGACTGGGGCCAAACAGCCTCTCTGGCCAAAGTACGTGTGGTCGATCCGTGCCAAGTTACAAACCGCGGGATCCGCGACTTGGCGACGTTCAATCTAGCCATTGAATATCAAGCTGCGGGGATGCGACGTCGTCAGTCTGAAGGTCGAGGACGTCGCTCCCCACGGTCACGCAGTAGATCGGGCGAATGTGCGCCAGAGGAAGACTGGCCAGCCGGTCAGGTTCGAGATGTCGAAGCAAACTAGAGAAGCCACCGACAACTATCTCCGAGCAGCGAACAAGAAACCGGGCGAGTTTCTCTTCGCCGGCGGTCAGAATCTGACGATAACGAAGAGACAATATGCCCGGCTGGTCTCCCAATGGATTGCCAGCATTGGACTGAATCCGAGCTTCTTTGGCACGCATTCATTG